TTGAACCTCAACAGTATCACCCTCTCCCTCATTCATTTCCTCAACTGAACCTAAACCACGAGAAGATATACCTAACTTAATACCACTCTTAAATAATTCTTTTAATATGTTACCCGCTGGTGTTCCAAGAACCTCAACCGTTCCAACCAAGTCATTTCCTTTCCAATGCATTTCCAAAACATTATGTGATACATTATTCAAGTTAACAACAGAGGAATCTGGATGGTCTAACTCACCTAGAGCTCTTCTTTCTTTAATCTGAACATTTGAATAGTTTTTAGCTTCTCTAGCAAGAATCTCTCTTGGATATATTCTTCCATTTTGATTCTTAGCATTTGCTCTTTGAAGAACACCAGAAACAATAAGTTTTCCATTATTCTCCTTAATAGACTCATTGAGTTGCTCTGGAGAAACTTCAAAGGTCATACAATCCATTATTAATTTTTTATTATCTGACATTATTTTCTCCTATTTGACTTACTAATTTGTTCTTTTACAATTTTTCTAATAGAGGATATTATACCCTCGTTACGAACTTTTTTAGCTTTCTCTTCTTTTGCTAAACGAGCTTGCTCTCTAACGAATTTTTTAAATTGTTTTGCTAGAGCTTTCTCTCTAGTATATGTTCCATTCTTTCTCTGTAGAGATGTTGGTAAATCAGTATCCTCTCCTAAATTAACATAGTGATGAACTCTTTTAGCATCTACCATATATCGCTTACGATAACGATTTTCTTCTAATTGTCTAAACCACTCTCTAATTTGCTTTAGAGTATATTTTTGATTTTTCATTTTCATCTCCTATGTCCACAAAGCTTTCTTTTTAAATAAATCAAAGAAAATAAGTGCTACTTCCATTCTAATAATGTCACTTATTTTTCTTAAATCCTTATCAGTAATTTCTTCACTAACTAATTCATAACCAGTACTAATTGTAGATATTTTTTTTCTTTTCTTTTTATCTTTCTTTTTTTTACTACTAAACGCATATGGTGTTCTAGGTGGGCCTTCACCGCCGTCTAAATTACCAGTAACTGAAACTTCATCTAGTTCTTGTCTGATAAGCTCTTTAATTATTTCTTGGAGTTCGGACTTACGCATTTTTTTAATTCCTTTACCAATTCATAATAACGCATTAAATTCAAGACTTGGGAGTCTTTGACAAAATTTCCTAATTGTAAATTATCAAGTTGATTAGTAGATTCTTTTAATTTTATAGCCGTAACTTTATCATCTACTTTTTTAATTAACCCAATAAGTTGTTTTTTAACTCTTTTTACTTCCTTTCCAATGTATTCTTTTAATCCATTAGAATTAGATAAATTATTTATATACTCTCTTAATAATTTTTTCTGATGAGAATCTAAGTTTTTATATCTATCGTTAAAATTATCTACAAGAATTTTATATGTAAGTAATCTAACATCTTCACTTTCTTGTTTTAATTTAGCTATTTTTTTAGATTCTTTAACTGTTTTTCGTTTTGTTGTAGAGTGTGACATTAAATGCTCTATAACGGTATACTTAGTATCTGCTGAATCTTTGGGGTCATAACCCTCAGATAAAGTTTCTAAATCGAACATTTTATATATAGAAGCTAAAATTTTATAATCTTTTATTTTAGCATTAAAAAATTCTTTAATCGGATATTTTTCTTTTATATCTTTTATAAAATTATATTTTTCTCTTTTTAATTTTGAATTATTTAAAGAGGTTCTTACCTTTAAAATTTTTTCTAAAAGGTATTCCGCTTTATTTTCAGAAGGACAAGATTCTTTAACTAACAATTGATATAATTGAAGTTCTTTGCCTAATTCAGTTTTTTTATTAAAGTACTTTTTCATCAAAGATACACTAGTAGGTTTTGAAATATTTTCCATCAAGTCTACTGTTACTTGACGAGATAACAATTCAAAAAGAATACCAGTATTCTTCAATTTCAAATGTTTTATTTTTTTCATCTACTTACTCCCATATGTTATTTAGAACATATATAATAATGCGTTTTATCACTTATAAATATGTTGAAAGTCAAAATATATCCACATATATTTAACTTTCTTCGTCAGCTTTTTCTGTATTTAGATAGTTATTATACTCATCTTCAGTTTCTAAAGTCTCTTGTATAATTTTTTTATCTAAATTCTTTTTCAAACCTAGATTTTTTAATGTTTTTTGTAATTCTTCTTTTCTCATACCAACTTTACCCAACGGGTCTCTACCTCTAGCAGAACCATCTTTGCCATATTTAGGTATTTCTTTAGGTCTTCCTGCACCATCAAACCCTTCTTCTGGTGCTCCACCTTCTCCACCATCAGTACTATCTTCACCATTACCCTCTTGTTGTACTGCAGCTAAATCGTGAGGTGTACCAAATGATAATCCAGATTTGATTGGGTCATTACCCTCCATAGATATTTGTTCATATCTGAAATTCCTTTTCTGGTCATTAACAATTCCCCATCTCATTCTATCCATCTCTTCTTCATTAAGATTAAAAATATTTTGATAAACCCATTCTGAAGAAGCTAACTTATCACTTATCATAGAATTAGCTAAATTTGTTTTAGCATCCCACAGTTCTATTTTTTCTTGCTCATATATTGTAGATGACTTAGTTAGTTCTAAATTAAAATTAACTAAAGATTCGTCTGTAAATCCTTGTGAGTATAAATGAACTATACCTATTTTAGTCAACTCCGATACTAATATTCTCTGTATTCTTTCTACCGTTCTAGCGAATCTAACATCTTCTGCCGCTAATGTAGCTTTAGCATTAACTTGTTCTTCGTATCCAAGAAATGCTTTTGGTATCTTTAATGCTGACATCATTTTGTTTCTTAAATATTCTATATCTTCTACTGCATCAAAAGTTAATCCACTTAAAGATTCTATTGATGTTCCACTATCCCCACCACGAACGGGTAAATAAAAATCTTCTGTTACATTTTGTAAATTATATTTTAAATTATATTCACCAGTTTTTGGGTCGACAAGAGGAGATTTTTTCATCTTATTAATAATTTGTTGCATATAATTATCAACTTCATTAGGTGGGATGTTTCCAATGTCTATTTGAAATATTCTTTTTTCTGGTGCTCTCATAATACGATGAACTAACATAGCATCTTCCATAAGAGATAATGCTTTCCAAGTTTTTCTAGCATTTTCAATCATAGCTTTCCCATAAGGAAGATAATTAGAATCTGAAAGTAATCTAAAATGTGCTACTTCATAAGCTTTAAGTTCTTCTGGTACACTATTATATCCTTGTGATAAAGTTGTAAATTTAACTTCTGTAGAATTTTCTGGGTCTTCTAATCTTTCTAATTCATAAACTGATATTGGATTGACACCAACAATTCCAACATCTTCGGCTATATCCATCTTTAAAAAGAAATCACCATACTTAACCATATTACGACACCACGGCCATAAATTAAATTCTATATTTAAAATGTCATAAAAAAGATTATGTAAAATTTTCTTGACATTTGCATCATCAGAATGTATTTTTAAAACTTGGTCAAATTCATTCTTCATAGTAGATTCATCTGCATAAACATCAAGTGCAGAAGCAATAATTGGGTCATTATCCATCTCTTCATAATCTGCGAATAAAGACAATCGTTGAGCCATAAATTGTCCAGTCTGATTATATCCATATTGGTTCTGGCCACCTGAATGTAACCTTGTATACCTATCTGTTAAAAAATTGGTAGCACCTTTATAGGCTTGTGTCCTATCCGTATCAACGACTTTTAATTTTTTTCCACCCACATTCTTAACAACAGTTTGTGTTGAAAATAATCGTCTCATTCTACCAAAAAATGTATTATCTGCCATATTTTACCTCTTCTTATTTATCTAATAACCATTCTAAATTTTCTGTTTTACCACCAACTTCCATCTGATATGGATTACCTGTTGCTGGTTTATTATCGTATATTGGTGCACTATGACCAAAGTTCTGTAGTGAGTTTTTAGTTAGTTGCATCTGTTCAGTTCTCAATCTCAAAGCAGTATCTCTAACCCACAAACCAATACAAAAAGCCATAGTTAAATCATCGTTATATCCTTCCAAAGCTTGTGCTTTATTGTTCTTATATATAAATACTAACAACTCATCAATTAGTCGTTTTGAACGAACAACAACGGCTTTTTCTCTAAAACATTCATCAAGTTTTGAAATAATTAATGGTCTAGTTCTCATCGTTGTAGAGAATCCAGCTACCATATTTTTGTCTTGACTTCTATATTTGTTTCTCATCTGATTTTCAGTATCAACATACTTTAAATCTGCAGATGAATAGAATAAATTTTTATATCCTCTATCTATAACTTGTTGAATTGCAGCCCAACCAATACTAGCATTCTCCATAACTAAT